AGCCGGCTCATACAGGGATGCAACTTTTACCTTTAATAAGCCATTTTCTGGTACTCCGACCGTAATTACCAATATAATCGGCACAGCAGATAATGTATACCGTGGCAATGTAACAATCTCCGTAACGAATCGTACAGCTACTGGTTTTATGGCGCGTGTATACAATGCATCTAGTGCCGAACTGTCTATTGCATTTTGTTGGGCGGCCATCGGGCTATAAATAATTATTTTCGCCCTATGCCATACACGGATGCATACACTTTTCGGCTCCCGGCAATAAACAAATAAGAAATAGTCAATGTAGTATTTCCGGTAAATCCACATTGGATATAAGCATATTCGGAACTGCTAATCTCTAATTTTTTTAATATTTGGTTACCAACAGCAGTGCTTACGTCCGTTGGTATTTCTACGATATCAGATAGAGCGCCTGCATTGGAGAAAGACAGCCTGATTGCCACTTTCCGGAAGTTTTTATAGTTTTCGGACAATGTGTGCGTGCTACCATTTGCAGTTTCAGCGAGGTTTAGGAGCGTTTTTACTTCGTTGCTATTGCTATTTAGTTGAGTAAGGGACTGGGACAAATTAGAGATTGTCGTATTGATTACCACCCCTTGCCTCGCGTCCAAAACACCGCCTGCCTGTGTTGCTGTAAGGTTGTTTATTACAGTACAAAAGGCAGCCGTACCTAAATCAGTAAACCACTTCTTTATCTTTCCGAACAATGTTGAGAGAGTGTCACCTGATTGAATATCTTCACGAGTAGCCGCTTCAGTAAACACTGGAGCATTAAGCCCTTGAGCCTGCTGAAGTGCTGCTTCAAGGGCGGTAAATTCGTCCGTTGATTCTATGGCACTTCCAGAAATAAGACTGCGTTTCACATCAATAGCAAACTCAAAGGATGTAACTGTTTTTCCGATGTAGGATATTTGTACCTGGCAGCGTGTGATGTCCGTCTCTGCCAGAAGCTGAGTAGTAAGCTCAATCTCAACTGTATTCTCTGATATCGTGCAGTCATTGTACACTTCACTTCCGGAAGGCTTTACAGCATATATCCGTGCTACTGCGCCCGCAGGAATTGTCATATCAGTAATGATACATTTCAGTGTTCTGCCACTGTCACCTTGAACAGCTTCAATCCTTTTCTGAAGCCCGGTTCTTCCGGTCTGTATCTCCAGCACCTGTGTCTTCATCTGCCTCGCCCTCTCTTTCTATCTTATATTCTCCACCGATGCAGTAATTTGTTGATTCCGGCTCTTTACATAAATTCTGTATCTCCAATTCTGTGCACCTCCTAATAATACGTACTTTCTGTACTCCAGCCCGTTATAAGACCGTTCTTTATAGTCATGGTAAGCCTGTCTATTCTTGTAATGGTGTCACCAGTCCACGCCATACCAGAAATAAAACTGGGGCTTCCCGACGCAGTTCCTTTAATCCAGGGTGGTCCGTTCGGGTTGTTACCGTCTATCGAAATTATCGGATATATAGTGTTTGGATCACCTTGAAGAGTCACTCCAAGATCTAACATATCCCCATAGTCGCACCACATGTCAAGACCTACTCTTCCGGTGGAATTCTTTTTAATAGAGCCTATCGCACCCACAAAATTACCTGTATCACTCCAGCTGTAAAAATTCAAAGTGGTACGGTTCATTTCAATTCCTTTTTTCCCGTCTGCTGTGTATCCCGTCAATTTCCCAGTCAGAATGCGCAGCTCATTTGTCAAGGTCATAAAGGCATCTCCCGCATAATAAGACAATGCGCTGCCACCGGGACCAAGACCCACTCCGTACTCACTGACCGCAAACATCGGTGTCGGTATGCCGTAGCTGTCTGTATAATTGACAGTAAAACGGCCACCTTCTATTATTGCCTGATATATTCTTAATACCCCATTGGAATCCAGCCTAAAATTCTTGCTGTTAATTGTTCCGTGGTCTAAGTCGAGCTGAAATCCTGTGGTGTTCTCCGCCCAGTTACGGCTGCTTAAGAACCCGGCAATCAAATAAGTAGCATAGAACCCCTGGGCTGTCCCAAAAGTAGTCCATTCCCAGTCAAGCCCGTCTGCTGTTCTCTTATCGGCAATTTCAAAACCGGCGGTCCCTAATGCCATTGCCCCATAAGTTGGAGAATCCGGATCCAAATCCTCAAATAGGACTGCCCTCACATCCTGCTTTTGAGCAATATCTTTCATTGCCCGGAGCTTCGTTGTCATGCCATCAATGATGCCCTTGATCTGCTCTGCTACAAGGGTACCGTCCGGGCGTATAGCCCCGTCAATCCGATTTACCGCCGAGTCCACATCATCAAAATAGTTATACTCAAAATCACCTAACACTACCGAAACCACTTTTTCGAGGACTGCATCATACTCCATTTCTATTACCCTCGCATCAGTAACGATCCCCAATTTAGAATGTTTGCAGTGTACAGTATCCCCAAGGGATACCGCTTCAAGGACTTTGTAGCCCTCATATTCTACTGTATTCTGGAGCATGACAATATTAATAGATAATGTAACACTTGGCTTGTCAAGACCGGCAGCATACTGTTCGTTACAACGCAGTGTTAAGGCAGTATTAAGCTCTGCTTGGCTGTTACAGATGATGACACCATTCTCCCTGTCATTTTCCTGTTCATCCTCGGCCATTTTCACATCCGAAAATGTGATAGTTCTGGTTTTAACTGTAGGATACGTATTAATAAGTGGAGAGTCCACAAATCCAGTACCTGACATTTTATACCCGTTGTAGGCTTTCGGATAAATCCGGGTGGCTACATCTCTTGTATCAATATCCTCTTCTATGCCGTCCTTTTTGATGTTTTTACCGTATAAAATCTGTACCCCATAATCAGCACCCACACGGTCATTAATAATGATCTTATGGTTATTAAACAGGATTTCTCCGCCCCAGCGGTTTATAAATGAGTTATCCTCATCGCTGTTGATTGCTTCCACCAGATTCATGTATTCGTAATATGCTGTACTTGTCCGCATGATGTTAGAACTTCCTGAATACTTGGAATTCGCTGCACACATGATGTTTAGCGCTTCCTGTCCGTTCTTTCCCGTGGGGCGTACATTGACAAGCCAGCAATCGTCTTTTGCATCCATAAAAATGGGCTCTGCAAGGACAGTAACACCTGATTCGGTTTTATGCTTCTTTTTTATCCGGAAGAGCTGTTCACCATTGAAAGACGGCATCTTCAGCACAGCATCCTCTTCGATATATTTCCATCTGTCCTCATCATCAATCGGATGTTCCATATCCACTTCCCAGCGGCCATTCAAAATGGGGTGGACTATAGCCGACTCCGGGAAAAGCGTCATGTCACCGTTGCTGCCGTAGTCTGTATTCCCGGGACTATATATCTGAATCATGTTAAAACCCTCCATTTCGGCACAAGTTTGACTGTAAATCCTGCAGAAAAAGCAATGCTGTTGTTTCCCTCTTGCAGATAAATATCCTCATAGTTCCCTGCGATACTTGTATTTATGAGTGTACCGTCTTCCCGGTATGCAATCATCAGATCGGTATCAATTGTAAGGTTCTGTCCAATGTTTGCCTTGATTGATTTACCATTTACAATCAAAGTACACATCCCTTCGCCGGAAATTCTGTAAATAGGATGCGCTACAGAAAAAGCATTATAGATACTGTCACCGGATAAAATATTAATTTCAGAATCGCCGTCATGGAAAAATGTGGACGGAGAACATGTGAAAATGACCGTTATATTTCCGAAAACTCCATACAGCCTTGCTTCCTCATCAATTTCAATCTTTTTCACTGCAAAATATTTCTCCTCCGCATCCGTATACGTTACCTTTCTTGTTTTCTTCAGCCAGCGTCTGATCTCCTGCATCTTATTTTCATATTCTGCAAGGCAGGAACAGTCGAATTCCAACTCGTTTGTTATAACTGTATTTGAATAGGTGCCAGTCCTTTCGGTCAACGTCCCTGCCCTGTTACTGACTTCAATATCATTGACAACTTCCTGTCCATATTGAAATACGGGAAACGATAAGAAATGGATCCCATAATCAAAAGATGTCCCGTATTCATTATCAAATCCAAATTTTCTCATAATCACTTCCCCTTAAACCTTGTACTTGTCTTCCGATCACCGCTAATCTTCTTAATGGTAGCCTTTGTTGTCTTTTTCACTAGCGGATCACCGTCAACCTCAAATATGTTGGTAATTTCTATTGGTCGTTGGTCTGTATCATCCGGATTCTTCAGTTTTGCACCGGATACCTGACTATTTACAGTTCCCGCCTGTGCCTTAGTGACAGTCCCTACTTTTTTCTGCATCTTTTGGACAGAGTTGGAAAGAGCATTATTCATATCCCCTGTTGGAATATTTTTTTCAAAACCGACTCCAACACCAAGACCCATGTATTTTCCAACTTGGTCACGGAATACCGTTGATGGAGAATGTATTCCCAGAAATCTCTTGGCAGCATTAAGGGCGCTTCTTGCGGCGTTTACGGCGGCATCAACTATAGCTCCTGCTGCTCCTGCCAGCCCGCTTGCTATACCACGTATAATGTTTATTCCTACATCTCCCCAGTTAACCTGCCTAAATGCATTTATAACAGAGGATACAATTCTTGGTACAGCTCCGATAATGCTTGGTATGGCTCTGATCAGACCAGATACTAAGGCCCCGATGATTTTTATTCCACTCTCTATAATCTTGGGCAGATTGCTAATTATCGCATTCAAAAGGCCGGCTATAATTTGCGGAATTGCAGCTACTAACCGCGGTATAGCATCTATAAGTCCGTTTATAAGGGCCACCAGTATCTCAACGCCTGCTTCTATGATCTGCGGAAGTGCGCCTATAATCACGTTAAGGATTGTACTTATAATTGTAGGAAGATAGCTTATTAATCTGGGTAAAGCCTCCATCAGACCATTTACCAACGCAATGATCAATTGAATGCCTGCAGTTATTATTTGCGGTAGATTAGCCAGAATCCCGTTCACGAATTGGAGTAGTATATCCACACCCTGCGTCATGATCTGCGATGCATTAGCCGTAATTCCCTGGGCAAGCTGCAGTATGATATTAAGAGCCAGTTCGCCAAGCATGGGAAGAAGCGTCATAATTCCCTGTACCAGGGTTGTAAGTATTTGTCCTCCTGAATCAATTAAAAAGGGTAAGCTTGCATTAATACTCGTGATGAGAGCCCCGATGAATGATATCCCCGCAGATAATAGGGAAGGAAGCGCCCCTGTCAGCCCCGTTACAAGGCTCGTAACGACGGCTGCACCTGTGCTTGCGAATTGTACTGCACCATCGCCTGAAACAGCCGTCTGCAGCTGCTGCGCCATTGCACTGACAATCTGTGGTATTGTTGCCGCCAGCCTCGGAACAATCTCCATCAAGTTCTTTCCGATATTCTGTGCAGCAACAGAAAACGCATCTACAAACTCTTCAACTGAACCAGAGCCATTCAAGTAATTATCAAAGGCCGCTCTTGCTGCATTCATGGAACCCTCAATAGTGGTTGCGGCTTCTTTTGCAGTCGTTCCGGTTATGTCAAGCTCACCCTGGATAACATGGATCGCCGAATAGACATCTTTCAAATTATTGATGTCGTACTTTACGCCAGATATTTTTTCAGCATCCGCCAAAAGTCTTTCCATTTCAGACTTTGTTCCGCCGTATCCGAGCTTCAAGTTGTCCAGCATGGTATAGTTCTGCTTCGCAAATCCCTGGTATGCATTCTGTATATCCTGCATATTAGTGCCCATCTTGTTTGCGTTGTCGGACATATCTATCATTGCCATGTCCGCTACCTGGGCAGCTTTATCAGTGTCCCCGGCTACACTCTGAAGCAGGGATGCCGAAAAGCTTGTAACACTCTGCATGTACTCATTTGCAGACATTCCAGCAGTTTTATACGCTTTGTTTGCATTATCAATGACGGTCTTGGCACTGCCCTTGAACAGTGTCTCAACACCGCCAATGTTCTGCTCCAAGCTTGCTGTCGAATCCAATGCTGACTTTGCAAGACCAACAAATGCGGCTGAGGCCCCGACTACGGCACTTCCTAAAACTGCAAGGCCACCTTTTGCTATGCCACCAAGCTTGCTTATACCGGAACTGAATCCGGATTCATCTACTTTTGTATCAAATTTTAAAGAACCATCGTAACCCATCTATCCACTTCCCTTTTTTCGTGAATAGCACAGGCTCCAATGGCTCAGTTTAAAGTGCTTATTTCTTAATCTCTATTTCATTTTTACAAGTCCGGCATTTTATATACTCCCCACCACTTAACACCGCAGTGTTATCATAGATAATCAGCTTGGTGCCGCAGACCGGACACACGAACCACTCACGCTTAAGAGGCGGGTATTTTATCTTTTTCATATCATCACCATTCAAATGCATCACCGATATCATAATCCGTCAGGGCATCATCAGGAAGCTTGATAGAACGCTGTATCTTTTCAATACGCCTGCGTTCATCTTTATCCTTTACGTCCTTCAAGTCAATGCTTCTGTACATGATCCGCTGCTTAATCTCTGTATCATCAGATAACCCGTCAAACAGCATCCGAAACTCCCACCAGTGCAGATAAGGAACCGTCCTGATGTTTATTCCATAGTCATGAAGAAAGGCAGAGAAAATAAAAGGATAATCTATCTCAAACGAATAAACATCCTTTTCTCTCTCCTCCCCTTCATGTTCTTCTCCGGATTCCTGCCCCGGTCTTCGCAACGCCTCCATTGTTACGAATTCAGCCAGGGCATCCATGGCTCCTTCGAAGTTCTCTGGCGGACCTTTAATAAAGAACTGATCCACAAGAAAACGCTTCTCGTATGGGCTCAAGTCAGTGTCTTCCAAGATATCAATCAGTTTCACGTATTCCCTAAAATCCGTTACAATTGGAATCTCTTCATCATCCACGAATATTGACGCTGGGAAGTCTTCATAAATCAGATTCATAGGTGTCACTTCCTTGACTTGACTTTGTATTTCGCATACTGGGAAGCTTTCCTTTTAGTCGCTGCTGCAGCATCCTTCTTGCAAACTGCCATGAAAGAATCGTAGCATTCATCCGTCACCCGAGTATTTTTCTTTCCGTTGAACAGTTTTTCTGACGTTCCTGCACCGAAGATATCATCAAACAGGCGTTCAAACATTTCGCAGTACCCTTTAGTGATTTCAGAAATCTTTCCAACTTTTTTAAGACTTTCCTCAGCTGCAGCCATGTTGGTGAATGCCTCTTCATATCTTTCCTGAAAATCCAGATCTTCCAGGTCAATCTCTAATTCTACATCGTTCCATTTCCAAAGGCTCATAGGCTCACTTCCTCTCTCTCTTATGGCATTGTTGGGGCTGTGTAGGTTGCTGTCTTACCGTCCGCAGATAATACCGCTGTTCCTGTCTCTACATCCGATTTAGACTTGAAGGAACCTGTATAGATTAAAGCATCCGTTCCGTCCCCGTCATTATCGGGGATGATTGCATACGTCCTCTTTCTGGCTGCACATTTCCCATCCTCTTCGGCTGTAAATAAATCTACAATAACAATGTCAACAAGGGCTGCACTTCCTGTCAACTCTCCATCATGTACCTTGGCAATCACCTCATGCACCGGTGTGTTGGTGTGGCGGTCAAAAGAATATTCTGTTGCCGGAGAATATCCTACAACATCGTTGTCCTCTGATTCTTTGTCCACATACTGCCGGTTATATTCTTTCGGGTTCTTATTGTTCGTCATATTCGTAAAACCGGTCATTCTCTCATATTTTGGAGTAGTTCCGGTTGTATCCGTATTCATGAACGCAATTCTTTGATGCCTGCCTACAATCTTTGCCTTTTCATCAGCCATCTTTTATACCTCCTGTTCATAAATCAAGCGGCACTCTATACGATATCTGGCTTTATCTCCGTTCACATCGTATAAATAGCCGCTGTTTAAAGTTCCTACAGATATTGGGTTCTTTCCTTCCTCCAGCAGTGGAAAGATATCTTTCCGGCTCTGCTCTTCCAACCATTCGTCAAATTCTTGGAAAAAACCGCTGTTTTCAATATTTATCCTTGCATCCTGGTCATATTCTTCCTGGCTGGTAAATGCGAACTGGAACTGTTTCTTTGCCCCGCCGTCCACATATCGGTTGACAATCGGATCACAGGGGAGGGGATCCACAGAATACTCCATTTCCTCCCCCAGATAGTCCACGTTCACCCGTCCCTCTTCAAGGAAAGGGCATGTCAGGATAAATGTCCGAACACCGTCAATGAGACTGGACATACTTTGCAGCTCCTTTCAAAATGGAATCCTTGTTTCTGTTCTTCATCCGCTCGAACCAGTAGGATTTCTCCTTGTGTTCGTAATACTGTCTGCGGGCATAGGGGGCGATCTGTTCAATCTCTCCGCTGCCGATTGTAGTCCCAAGAGTGGCGGACTTTATCAGTACCCCAGTCCTCCTGGGTGTTTCCGGGTTCATGCGGCGGATGCATTCGGAGTCGATAAATTCCTGTGCTTTAGAAAAGCCTTCTTTCTTTTCTTCAGCAAAGCCAGGCTTCCATTCAAGCTTTGCAGTTACAGCACCGCCTTTTCCTGCCTGGGTGTAGATTGTCCCCCGGGGAGTGCTGATCTTAAAGTCTCTTTTTGCCGCCATTATACACCACCTGCCTTTACATGCGGATTACTACCAAAAGTATCATAATTAACTGACGTCACCCTTGTCTTCTCCAACCCCTCCAGGTCTTTTACAGTCCGCATATCAACATGGCAATCCCCTTTTACGATATAATCATCTTTTTTCAGAGATATACTGGTATCAGGTATGCGGACCGTATAGATATCCGCCTTTTTCAGCCCATCTGTCGTGATAGAAGCTTTTTCATCTTTGAACCACCAGGCTGCTGACACATAGGTTCTATTCCAATCGTCCTGCCGGGTACCTGTATTATACTCCCGGCTGTAAATTGTGATATCTGTGTTTGTAATCATTACTCATCAACTCCGAAATCCATAAGCCCTGTACTCCCAAGATACACATAGGCTATTTTATACAATAGCGAATCCACAGACTGGGATGTGTCGAAAGAAACTGAATATCCATCCGTATTCTCGGATGTCTTTCCCGCACGGTTTTCCTCCGCCAAAATAGTTTCTGCCATTTCACATATGGCACATTTTGCACGGCTTTCCCACGGAGCGCCCGCCCAGTCTTCCAGGAGGCGCCCAAATGTAAAATGTTCAAGCCTTTGTGATGCCTTTTGGGACAGCCTGGTCCATGCTGATTCGGTAATATTGCTCCCACCGTATGTTTCAGTGTAAAAGCCATAACCTATCTCCATGATTTACCACTCCTTACTCACCGGCTACAGTGTGCGCATAGATGCCGTCTTTCTTATTGTCCAAACACTCTGCGATGCCGACTGTACGATATCCGAACTTCCATGCATCTGCGTCCTGATTCGCATCCGGATCAATAATCTTAGATACCGTGTGCTTCTGATACTGGATAGAAGCCTGTTTGTCCACGATCAGGAAGTTCAGTCCAAGACCACCAGTTGCTTTTGCGTAACCGCCTGCCCCTGTTCCTGCCAGGTCAATTTTATTGTAGAACCTTCCTTCCGGTACCTTGATAACGCTCGCAAAACCCTCAATTGCTTTCTTAGACGCTGTCGTGTCCAAGTCCTCAATCAGACCAAACACTGTTGGGTTGATGAACAGATAGCAGGTTGCAAGGTTCGCTTCGGCGTTCTCAATCTTACCTCTGGCCGCCCTAAGTGCTGCAAGGGCCGCTTTCCCGTCTGCAAGGTTCGCACTTACAGTGGTGACACCAGTAATCTGTGCGTAAGATGCAAGCCTGTAAGCATCCAGCTCCGGAACCACTTTTGTACGCAGGAATTCACCGGACAAACGTCCAAACGCAATGCCGGCGGACTCAATGTTGTCCATGGCATCAATCGTGAACATACGGCCACGGTCATAAGAGCATTTCTTTGTTTCGTACTCCAGAGTTACATCGCCGTCTACATAGCCGGTCTGTCTGCTGTAATCAGCAAGCCCCTGCATGGACATTTTGGGGATCAGGATTTCATTTGCATTTGCCCCTTCTTTTACAAGGTCATTGGGTCCGTCTAAAACGGCCGTTAAGGATGCCAGTTTATACACCTCATCCAAAAGTGTTGAATACTGCTTTCTCAGTGCAATTGTATTTGCCATATTCTCTTATCCTCCTATTTCTTTTCTGCGGGAAGTCCCATTGCTGTCCGAATGGATGCCAGGGCTCCCATATTTTCGTTTCCAGCGCCACCACCATTATTTGTAGGGCCTACCGGATTCAGGAATGGCTCATCTGTACCAAACAGATAGGAATCCGACTCCTTTGCAGTATCCAGAGCCTTCTTGATATCTTCTGTCTGGTCTTTTGACTGTTTCAGTGTGTCGATGTCAAGAAGAGCCATAACAGCCCTCTCATTGCGGCCACCTGCTGACTTAATGGCGGCTTTCAATGTATCATTAAAAGCCCTGTCCGCTTCTTTGACAGCATACTCATCATCTTTCGCTTTCAGGTCTCCCTGCAGGGTTGTGATCTGGCTCTTCAAGTCCTCGACATTCACGCCTTCAAACTCTTTCAGCTTGCCCTGAACATCATCAAGGGAAGTCTTGTAATTATCCCGCTGCTCTGTAGCCTTGTCGTACTCGGCTTTTGTCCGATAGTTCTCTTTCCAGAGCTTATCAAAATCCGGTTTCTTTTCTTCTGGTACTTCAACACCGATTCCTGTAAGAATCTCATAAATATTTTTCATTGCTGCGTTCCTCCTGAAATAATTTTTTGACCGCTCTTTCAGCGGTGTAGGATATAGCCTGATAGACCTCAGGCATGGTAGCTGTCCAGTTTATTGCCTTATGGCAGGGCATAAAAATAAGACGCATAACCCAGCGCCTCAAAGGGAAATATTAGAATCACCTCTTCTACAGATCGTATTTGATGTTCTGCCATTTTTTATAGGCATCGAAGTATATTTCCTTTTTATCACCATTATACGTGATTTCATAATACATCCCGTCTGAAACAGTCGTACTGAGAAGCGCTTTACTATTCTGCAAGGCCTTACAGCTCCACACAACAAACACATCAGCCGTACTGATTAGGATATTGTCCGTCTTATCAGATCGCGTATTAAAATACCCTGCTACCTTCTCTTTGCACAGGCCCAAAAAGATATCCATTTCCATGTCTCTCACCGTCCTTTCCTAAAATTGGGTACAAAAATACCACTCACTCCTAAGAATGGGTGGCACTAAATGACTTTTATCGTCTTTATGTCTCCAAGTTCAAATTCAATAAGCTTAGTTCCGCACCTAACAATCAGGCTTTCGTTTCCTGATTCATTTTCATCTGGATGGCAGTAGTCTTCTACAACTCCACTCCAATACTTTCCGGAAGTGTCAACAATATTTACTTTTTTAGAATAATATTCTTTTAAGCTCATTCCGTCACTCCTTTCTCGGAACTACATGTGTTCCTGTTTTTGAATAATGAATCGTTGCTTTCCTGGTTTCTTGTTCTATCCCGTTGACATCAATATTAACCCCAATTGGTTTATCCGAGAGTACCTTTTCTTTATAGTTCCATTCTCCACTCGGCTTAAAAACAGGCTCCCCTGTTCCATGTAACTTATCAACAATCTTTTGGGCGTCCGCAGCATCTCCATATATGTAGCTCCTGCCCTGAATATACTTGTCAGAAGCCGCTATATGCCGCCCCTGCTTAGCAGCGTTAATTTCCTTTTTCACTTTGCCGGATTCGATATAAGAGTTCACAACTTTATCTGGTTTCATTATATCAAATTGCACAGCTTTTACAACTGATTTTGATGTGAATCTTGCGCCTGGAGCAATTCTCCCCTGCATATCATAGTAAATTCGTTCACGCTCCTGCTTCAACCCCATTTTTTTAGAGAACCGCCCATACTCATCAAGCTGCCCCTGATATTTTGCTCTGGCAAGCATGATCTCGTCCGGATCCACCTCGGCATCCTGCAAGAGCTTCACCTTCTGACGCTGTGCTCTCATAGCTACCTCCATTTGCCGTTGTCTCTGGCGTGCTTCATAGGTTGTGTACTCCTTTCCCTGGAATTCTTTCGGAGTATTCTCTTTTCTGTCCTGTTCCTCCAACCATTCATCCGTCCAGTTCCGTTCGGATATTCCCGGGAAAAACGGATAATATTCATGATAGCAGTTCACTCCCAGCAATCCGGCTGCTGTTCCAAGGCCGCAGACTGTGACCAGTTCCTTCTTGCTCCATACCTTCCCCTGCCAGGCTGCATGTGAAGGACGGGCCCCTCCATGCCAAGCAATTTCAAAATATTCTGCACCCAGCTTATCGGCATTGAAATCCGATATCTGTCCGGTCAGCTGCAATACTCCAGTCATTACAGCCATTCTGGCAGCTACATTTACACGGTACGCTCTGCCGGATGCATAATCAACGGTACGCAGTCCACTATTTGTCATCTGGGTAACAACCCTGCGCAGCACACTGTTGTAATCAAATGCGCCTGACACAATATCCATACATGCTGCATCCAGATATTTCTGGTAGACCTGTGCTAATGGGGTCAGTACTTTCTTATCATTGCCATAATCAAGATAAAATCCCAGAGACTTTGTAATATTCTGTAATCCGTCCCCCGCCTGTTTGACAAGAGCCTTTGTTATCTGCTGCAACTGTCCGTTCTCCTCATAAGGGATAAACTTTGCATTGACCTGTTCATATATATCCTTATTTCGCACATATTCCCAGTCAATCACCTTGTCATACAGCTCAAACATCTGCGGGTAAGAAGCGTTCAGAGCATCTTTCAGCATCTTCTCAATATTCTCGGAAGAATTACCAAGAATACGAAGCCTGTTTATCTGCCAATCGGCAGTACTGGTTATCTTGCCAGCAGCATGTATCCTACGGACAATGTCCTGCATGATACGCATTTCCAAATCAGAGAAGTTCCCTTCAATCTGTCCGGACAGCTTTCCCTTGTATTCCCGGTTCATTTAACCACCTACTCCATGACTTTATTCTGTTCCGGAAGCTTCTGCGCTGCAGTTGCTTCATCTTCGTTGTACCATTTCATTCTATACTCCAGGGTTGACATAACTCCCATAGAAACATCCTGCCTGTCCTGAGCACGCTCTGACTCTTCATCTGTCAGAATGGAATCATTGAACTTGCACATGAATTCGTACCCGGATGTATACAGACCATTGTAAAATGCCAAGCCGGCAGCAAAGTCCTCCAGACATTTTTCCAGATTGTCCTGAATAGAGGACACCCGGTTATATTTCCGGGCCTTAGATGCCTTGATTTCGGTAGCTGTCTTTGCTACTTCATGCACATCCGACAAGTCCCCATAGGCAAGACCAACAACAAACTCAATCTCTCTTTTATATTCCTCAAGCCCTCGCTTGTACGCTTCATCCCGCATATCCGGAGAATATTCTTTCAATAGCTCTTTGTCTTTGCCGTCCTCAATGTTCAGCCCCCGGTATAAGCGCTTATTCAGTCTCGGCATGTATTTATTACCGCCATGTGCTTTCAAAGCTCTATCGTCTACATGCACAGCACGCTCCCCGGATTCATACTCCCAGTCAAGCCTTGCTCCCTGGATATCAGCCTTACGGATCCTTTCCCTGGCTGACTCAAATATGGACACACCGCAGGAGGAACCATCTATACGGTTTCTCAAAGGATTTCGATAATACCCGAAGTCCATCTGTGTCATGCCTGGATATGTGACCGGCCCCGGGTTTATGTCTGCCCACTCTGGTATTTCTTCCAGGCTACAGAGAGTGCCGATGTCCTCTGAACTCTGCGAATGATAACACTTATTTTCAATGGCCAGGTTCCCATTCACGAAATAATGTCTTTCAAACCGTGTAAAGTAATCACAATCCCCAATTCTCTTCACAGTGAGGAACCCTATATCAAGCGGTTTTCCATTATCGCCAAAAGTAATAGGGACAAATTTATCAGCCGAAACAAATTCCGCCCTGTCTGATCCGACTGGTTTCAAAACAAATGAGCCAAGTCCAAGGCCTTCTTGCAGATTCTCATTCAGCTCCGATATGCTTTTCTGATATATCTTGTCCAGGCGGTCAATGCTGATGCTTGATTCCAACTCAATCAAAACAGCATCGGCGAACTCCCTGCAAATCCCCTCCTCAATACGAAGAGACTTTACAATGTCAGAAGTCCAGTTTGCCTGACCTGAAAGCATCTGTTTCCATTCATTGATTGCATTTATCATAGAGTCGGAAAGGGTAACATCCTTGCCAACTATCGTTTTGAGTGTTGTATATCCAAACATCCGCATTATCCCTTTCCATAATCTTTTAAATCCATCAAACATTTTCCACCTCTTGTATCAGATATTTCATATCACGTTCTATCGTGTATTCGAATGCATCCAGGCTGTCAATGTCCGTGCTGCCATCGTCAAGCCTCTCATCCTTGTCTTTTATCTTCTTATCCCAGACTGCATCAGAAAGAGCCTTTTCAAGGGATTCACAATCGTCTGTAATAAAAA